ATGATGGCAATATAGTTTTTCATCAACGGGTTATATGCCTTTGATTCAGTCGATTCTTTTTTACCAAATTGATTGTTTCCATTGCAATATTCTTCCACAAATCCTACTTTTTCTAATTGAATTTGTAGTTCATCTAACTGCATTTCCATGTGTACAGCTTGCTCAATTGATTTTCTAATCAACTTTTTCTTTTCTTGTGGAAGTTCCTTGAAAATCTTGTTATATTCTGTAATTCTCTTCTTTTTTATTTTTTCTTTTTCTTCATTTGTCAACTCCTATCACTCCTTTGTTAACCACACCCCTCACATGTGCGACCTGCGTTTTAAACGAAACTGCTGCCCCGGTGTAGAAAAAAATATTTTCTGTATAAAAATATGGGGGGGAGTCAATCGTTATCACATTCATTATCATTTACCGCAACTAAATCGCCCATCTCATTAAATATCAAATCACGTGTAGGCTTAATCAATAGACTTGCCCCACTAGTAATTCCATTTGGTACTGCCAGCGCATCTAGTTCTGCATGTATTGCGTTATGGCATTCAATACACAAGAACATAAGGTTATCCCATCCATAAGCAACTTCATCATTATTAATGTTGTTTGGGTTTAGAGGTTTTTTATGATGCACTACCCAACGTTGTCTAGTTCCGTCAACCTTGTTTGCGCTTTTTAACCCATGGCATCTTTCACATATATATAATTTTGATTCTGCATATGCTTTTGCGCATCTTCTCCATCTATATGAATTATAGAAGTTTTTAGAATACTCCTTTGCCATTTTTTTTAAAACCACCCTTTTTTTCTAGGATACTAAATTTTATACCTCATACCCCATGGCTCTCCTATTAATAGCATACACTTCATCATATGTAATACCTTCACGCTCTGCTACTTTATTTAAGCAATCATCTTTTGTTGGATATTGTCCACTATGTGTATTGATATGGCATTGTGTACATAGTTGGATTAGATTTTCTCTAATATCACCGCCACCGCTTCCACGTGTATTAATATGATGCGGTTCAATGTTTGTCCTTTGACCGCAAATTTCACATCGTGTAGAGCGTATCTCATTAATTGTTTTCTTCGACATAATTCTTTTGTGCTTCATATTTCCTCTTATAAACCAAAAAGGACCGCATCATATCGTGTTATGCGACCAATTATGATGAAGTCCTTTTAGGGTATGTAGTTTTTTAAGGAGGCTTGACGTGTTCAACCCGTTCATGCCCACATACAGTATCTCATATATAGAGTGTCAAATAATAGCAACCTTTTTATAAATTTCCTCAAAATTTTTGATTGCTCTCTTATGTAGATTATGAACATTCTGCCTTGAACAATCAATTAGTTCTGCCACCTTTTCCCATGTACATCCATTAATGTACCTATCTACTAATACCGTCCTTTGTTTTGTACTGCGAATTTGATTGATCATAAACCTTGCTCGTTCTCTCTCTTGTAGGTATGTGCTCCATTCTTTCATAATCTCATCTGTAACCGCATCAAGGTTCGCAACTTTATCTGCAATAGTTATTGGTTGACCACCAGTAATTCTATCTCTACTATAATCGATTGCTTGAAGGCTCATTATGTCTTGTCTCAATCTAAATATTTCTCTCTCCTTACATCTAATATTTAAATCTGTATCACGAATTTGATTTAAATATTCCCTTCCTGTCATCTACTAATATCCCCTTGTGTTTCAATGTATGCTTTCCATTCATCAAGTGTATATATTTTATGCCCCATCGCTTTTGCAAATGCCCATTCACCAATACACCCTCTTGATTTTTGCCAATCACCACACAATATTAAGATTGAGCATTTATCTAACATGTCTAAACAAATCTCTAGTCCCTTTGCATATCTTTTTTCAAAGTAAACCATAGAAAAGTTATGTATTGGTGAGAGATATGTATTGTATTTATCTTTCAATACGAAATCTTTCATAATGTCATCTATGGATGCTTTGTTTTTTCCATCTCCCCCATAAGGATGTGCTACATATATTAATTGCCCTGTCATTGTGTTACTCCTTTTGGTTGTAGATCATTCACATGAAATACATGACTATCATCCGCATCAATTGCATCTAAACTATTTTCTATTTCTGTATTTTCAAATAGCTTTGCTTGCGCTCGCTCTCCATTTACAAACATTGCTACCTCTTTTAGAAACTCCATGATTATTTTGTTTTCACTTGTTCCTACTGGTAGCCATTCACTCACTACCTTACACAAACTACCTGCTTTATTTTCTAAACCGCCTGTTACTTTTACTTTATCAATCAATGTATCATCATGCTTGTTATATTTAATTCCCATTCCTACCATGTAATACATGTTGGCTGAAAATTTAAATGTTGGAAACCATTGTAAAAATAGTTCTTTCATTTTTTCGTATTGTCGTATCATTTCTGGCCTGTACAGGTCTTTTGTTTTTAATTGATACGTTTCATCACATCTGCCGTTATGTTTCATATATGTTACTTTGGTATATTCTCCAAATGATATGCTTAACACTCTAATCATTCTATAACCCCCTTAATGCACGTTCTTTTTGTTCGCCTTGCTTGTAATAATTGTTTTTGTTGCTTTTCTTCACATTCCCATTCACCACATATCGTCTTGTTTACTCGATTTGTATAGAACTTCTTTCCACACTGAATGCAATATCTTGTGTACTTATATACTCTCTCCATTCGTTCTTTGTTCTCTTTATCTACTTGCTTTTTAGTCTTGCGTGGTACTACAGGTTTCCCTGCCATACAATCTGGACACCATGTGTTATGGTCTGTTGGTGTATATAGCCTATCGCACCTATGACATTTTCTTTGCATCGTTTGCTCCTATTTATAATTTCCGTTTGAATCGATATAATCACCAATTCTATATAGTTCTGTTTCTTTCACTAAATATGCGCTATATCCATATCCATGTGATTTTTCCCATTTTCTAAATACTTCTGTCAATTCTTTGCTTAATTCACATAGATGTTCTTGCTTTACCTTTTTAAAATATACAAAATCACATTCAGCAAATTCTTCAGGTAAGTCATTATCTAGAAGATCATAAATTACACGCTCACCATCTACTTCTGGAACATAATAGTATGGATGCCCTATTTCTACGTAATCATCCAATACCTCTTCTTCTAAATATTCAACATTGTTCTTATCATCCCAACAATAGCTTTCATAGTAGTTTAAAAAGTCATCAATAGCCTCTTCAATGCTGCTTTGTGGACTACCAGCATCACCATCGAAACTCCAACAATACTCGTTTTCATTTTTCACTAACATTTGCTCCACCTCAATCCCTTACTGTGCATCCGTACTTTGCTTTTCGCATCTTATGTTTTATCGTTCTCACATTGTCCCCTACATATCTATATGTATCAATTTCTTTGTATCTCTCTTTATTTTGCTCATCTAGCTTTCTTCTATATTCTAAATAGCTTTCACATTTGCCATGGCAAGCTACTTCTCTAAACTTGCACCCTCTGCATGGTACATCCATAGTTTCCTCGCCCATTGATTAAATTTACGGTTTACCTTGTAAGCGTTTCTTTTTATGCTTGCAGTTTGTAATTTATCAGAAGGAATTATCACGTATCCCCAACGTGGTATGAATATCCTTTTCCCTTCTTTAGTCCTGCACTTTACAATATGATCATGTGCTTTGCATACATTCCTGTATCTATCATTCATGCTCATACCCCTCTAATTTGTTACCTATTACTTTTGCATTTCCGTTATTCATAACAAATGCTAAATCAAAATCTAGTACCGCATCAGATTGTTGATAATTGATTGCTTTGCATCGCCATTGAAATTTATCTGTACTGTAATATACTTCCGCTACCAATGGAGCCTCTTGTACTGATTTACAATCAAACTCTATATGGTCCTTTTCGTATATCCTCTTCCCTGTAATGCCTTTAGCTTCACTTCCTCTACATAGTGTTCCATCTGCAATTGGTATCCATGCATAGTTATCATTTTGTATTGCCAGCAATCTAATTTGTGAGTAGCTTTGCTTTATTTCATCACTACTCACCCATTCTGTTTTATTTGTTCCTAATCTAAGGCCTTTATATATGAGCGGTTTCATGCTACCTCCTCACATATGGCTTTAATACCACGTTTTTTTAATAACTCATGTATCATCAGTCTGCCTTTTTGTGTCCATCGTGTTGATACTTTACTTTCTAATCTTCCATCTGAAGTTACATATGTATGTGTTTTTGTTTTTGTGTATCCGTTGTGCATTAGATCACTATACAAAATCCATTGCCCATTTACATTACGTTGAATATGGTCATCATGTAGTATCTTATTTAACGCTATGGCGCTTAATCCATAATCTGCAGCAATCTGTGTTACAGTCATTGCATTTTGTGAACTTAGAATTTTATCAACATAATCTATCTTTGGTTCATATTCTGCAATCTGTTGTTTCTGTTGCTCTATGATTGCCTTTGATTGATTATGGGCCTCTACTTCATCAGCATATAATCTCAATGCTTCTGGTAATGTCTTTGGAATGTTTAATTCATAACTACCAGTCTTTCTAATTTGTGGTAATACTTCACTAGTTACCCACCTTTTAAATTTCTTCGCACTTGGCATCTTTGATTTTAGTATTAGCGAATATAATCCAGATTCATTGATAAGATATGTCTCTCTGTTTTGACCTGTATCGGCAATTTGCCAACGCAGCTTATCTTCTTCATCAATGTGTTTTCTGATTGCATCTGCAGTATCTTTATATCCCAATGCATTTGCTACACTCTTGGCCACAAAGTACACTTCATTTTCAATAGTAATGGTCCTTAGTTCCCCAAACTCATTACTACTAAAAAGTGTTGTTACTTGATTCATAACTTCGCCCCCTATCGGTTTTGAACACGTACTGGATTATAAGCAGGACAATCTTTACATTCTTCCTTTTTTAGCCAATATATAGTACCTGTTGTTTTTCCCTTAAATAGCTTTATTGATGTTTTTCTTTTAGGACATGAATCTTTTACCCATAATGCTCCACTTTTAGAAGGTCCAAACGAATGACTACATACTTTCTTTGGTCTACCTCGTTTCATTATTGTTTTCTCCTAAAATGGAATCTTTTCATCTTCATCAAAATTATTGAAATTACTTTGACTTTCATTTTGTTTAAGTCCATATGTAAGGTTTTGCGCCACTACTTCAGTTATGTAGCGTTTCTCTCCTTTTTTATCTTCATAGGATCTAGAATGTAACTCACCTGCTACCGCTACAAAATCACCTTTACGTAAACAGCTATATAGTTCCGCATCAACCCAACACACAATATTATGATAGCTTGTGCTTTGTACTTCATTTACGTATTTATTTGTTGCCATTCTAAATGTAAGTACTGGCTTACCTGTTTTTGTATATCTTAGTTCTGCATCGGCTACTACATTACCGCTTAAAAATACTTGATTTATATTTAGCATATGCTTCTCTTCTCCATTTCTCACATTCTTTATTAATTATGTATAGCGATGCTATCGCCATTCCTAGTATTACCCCTAGAAATATGCCTAATCCTAGTAGCTCCACGTGTTACCTCCTCAATCTTTATCAATCTGTAAAATCTATATGGATATCCTTCATCAGATACTGATTCAACTATGCTATCTGTTTCTACGTAATATCCTTTAGGTGGCTGAATATAATCTCTCCATTCGCTTGGTTTTAGAATTTCCGTTTTCACTTTCGGCTTTTCTAAATTCTTGCTACTATTCCATCTACGCTTAAATGCATCTTCTTTTTCTGAATAACATGCACTCCTTCTTTCTTTTACAAAATAACTTGCCAATCTAATTGCATCTTCTGCCCTACCTTGATACAACATCAGCTTATGCATACCATGTGGCCAAAGTTCATTGATTTCATCTGAATACAATTCAGCATTATTGATTATCATGTGAAAGTGGATTCTTGTTTTTCCCTCTGCAATATAGATGTACTTTAATTCCTTACCCAGTTTTTTATATCTACGTTTTAACCGTCTCATAAAATTCTGCATATCTTTCTTTGCATCTTCCCATGTAGCTGGCTGTTCTTTATATGTAAGAGTAAGATAACAATCATTTGTATTGAAATTGTTATCAATCAACATACGCAGCATTGCTTCTGCTTGTTTTTCATTTTGCTTTTTCATAGCTTCTGGTGTTATGTTTTTCTTTTTTACACGCTTGCCATTCTTTCTATAGGTTCTTGATGTGTGATGATCAAGTACCTCTATCATATTTTTAGATATGACCTTTTTACGTTTTCTCATGTAACTACTCTCCATGGTCGATTTATTAATATGTTATATCTAGTTAACTAGGAAACACCGACTTTATCGGTATTTCCTAGTATTAGCACGCCATGTATGATATAATTACATTAGGTTAGTTACGTAATTTACGTACATGAATTGGCTGCTTTAATTAGTGGCCTTTTCTTTTTGTCTTGGATACTTGCAATGCATGTCCCCTTTTTCAACTTCTAAATACTGACATGCATCGCAATGTTCCATACATATGGCCCCTTTAGCCTGTCTACAGTAAATGTAGGCACGGCTTTTTTTATTCTCTTCATTACAGATTGCACAATATGGTTTATTCATTTAATTCACTCCATATGTTTCTCCTTACCGCTTCCATTGTTGGTAAATGCCCTTCTCGTATTGGGCCATTACCTGTAATGCGAATATTCCATCCATCTTGTTTTTGATGTAAGAATATTACTCGTCCATTTCCTAAAATTGTGAAATTCAGTAGACACCCTTTTCTGTTATATGCAATTGATATAATCTTCAATCTTAGATTTTCAATTTCTTCATTACTAAACTTTAGATATCTCCCTAATAGTATTAATCCTCTTTCTTTTGTATTCATTTATCATCACCTCTTTTAGCTTACTTAGTAGGATTATTATTGTTCCTGTTAATGCCATCATTAACATATTCAGCAGAATGTCCCATCCATCTAAAAACTCTATGCCTCCACATAGTCCTAAAATAAGCACCCATAAAGCCAACTGTATAATAGTGATTATTTCCATTTTGGTTTTCATGTTTATGCCCCCTTTAGCCACTTCATATGTTGCCCTTTCATCCATGCTTCAAATTTGTCTACATGAACTAAGGTCTGCTGCGGCCCCAACTGCATACAAATTTCGTCAAACCTTCCTTCATTGCGGATCATATCAATCCGCCTATAAATGTACATTTTGCTACGTCCCCATATCTTAGCTAATGTACTAATAGGCACGTATTTTGGTTGAACACTTTCCATTACTACTCTTTACCTTTCTTTATTTATCAGATAAATAAACTACATCAACTTTAATCCCTAATTCTTCTAACTCTATAAGTGCTAGATTTAGTTCTCTCTTAGCATTAGATGCTCTCTCATAAGCTGCCATGAATTATCTCCCATCATTTTCTTCATATGTCCTTCTAGTTGAATTGTTAACATAAATAATTCTCCTCTCTATTTCATCTATTTTTTATAATTGGTATAATCACCTTGAAAGGAGGTGAAATTATGTCCGATATTAAAAAATTTTCTAAACAAATGGATATTTTAAAAAGCTCTAAAGATGGTTTGCAGAATCAAATATCAATACAGTCATCACCTGTAAACTATTTTCATTCAAGCGACGAAGAGTACAAGTGCTATAAAAAGAAGGTTCAAGACTTTACTTCTACAGCTCAAAATTTACCTAATGATCATTTAGAAGAATTGATTTTTTTTATTAATAAAGGTGTCCAGAGCTATAAGGATTTAAAAGGCCAATTCCACTACCTAACCGATTCAACTTTACAGCTTTATTTACTTGACTCACCTGAATGGAAAGTTGAACCACCACTATATTCAAGGGATTCCCTTTACAGCCCTTTCAAGTCAAAAAATTATGCTCAATGTTATTTTGAATTAGTAACTGTCCCCAATAACTTTTATGCACCTTATTACTTTACTGATTCTGATGAATTTCAATTGACTATTTTAGGTTTAAATACTTTGCAGCGCTTAGAAAAAGAAAATCACGCATTACAACTTGCAGAAGAAAGTCTTCGTATTTCAAAGGAATCTGCTAAATATGGTAAATTTGCTGCATGGTTAGCTGGCATTGGTA